CACATATTTTCTTTGTCTGTTAATGGTCTACAATTATTCCACAATGGACTAGAAAATATAGGTAATAAAGCTGATTTATAATCTTGGACTGCCATCATCAATAAATCAGCTCTATATGGTAAAGCTGGCACTGCTAAGTTTTCTAAGCAAGTTTGCCAGCCATACCATTGTGGTCTTTCGACTGGTGGCCTATATATGTTTGGCTCACCCGTAACTTCTGTAACTATCTCATGAATAAGAGAGTGTTTAACATCAGATTTAAATGTCGATTGACCCTTACAACTCCCATAGTATTCAACTTGGGAATTATGTGGCATATAATTCAAAGCACTCTTTGGATGAAGTGGTTCATTTGTTAAGATTTGAGTTCCAAATATTTGAGATTCAAATTTCTCAGCTGTGCCAGTCAACAATACTCCCTCAATTGTCTTGAGGGTGGCAATAGCTTCTTCTACTCTATCTCTATTAATAATACCAGCACATCCTATGGGTTTATCACTATATCCTCCTAAGTGTATACCAGCCAATATAGGTCGTCTATTAGCTATAATTGGTGCTCCGCAAAGTCCCTTAAAAGTATTGATGGTTAAATTATTATAAGTATAACCTCTAAATTCTTTAACGCCATTACCTGTATCTGAGATCTTTGCGAGACCTTTAGCTCTAGTAACATTGCCCATTTTGGATCTCCATAACATAGTAAAATCGAATGAAGTGAGTTCTATATTCAATAAATATTTAATAATGTTCTTAAAAGATCCACCAGTTGAGCAATAACAAACCCGTATATCTGTATTTGGCAATAATACAGTTTGGCTTTTACAAATACGCGCTGCAAATTTTCCTCCTGCCGCTTCTGGATTTTCCTTTCGAAAAGTCACATCTAAATCATCTACTATAAAATAGTGATCTGGAATTATGACTATACCAGTTCGCAGGAATAAGCCATTCACCATGTACAATACGCCATTACAATTGACGGTTCCATAGACTAAATTTTTAGTCACTAGATTCACCAATTGTTCTGGTGTTGTTGTGGCTGTCTCAGGCTCAATAGGCAACGGTCTTTGATATACGCTGGTCCAAATATTCCCTTCTCTATCTCTTTGATCTATTTCTTCTTGAGTAATTGGTTCTAAAGATCCTTGTGATCTGCATTGTTTCCAAATTTTGTAAGCTTTAGCTAAGGTATATAAAACACCCACGACAGCTACTCCTTTACAAATATTAGCGACATGTCTATCTCTTATATCTTTAATCATAGGCGCTATGCTATTTCGTTGCACTAATTCTGCTCTTAATTGACTTTCAATCATAGTATATAATCTTTTCTGGATACTAAGACCGATGTACAATAAAAATAGATTAATTATAAAGTTGCCATGAAATAACATAAAATATGATAACATACTCCACATAAGAATAGTATAGATCTTAAATTTAGAGAGCATCTCTTCTCCACGGTAATATTTCATAATTTGCCAAAAATATGGATGATCTAACCAAGCATTGGGTACAAATTGAATCCAATCCCACTGATGTACAAGCTTTGACGCAGTCTTAAGAATTGCAGCTGTGGCCATTCCTTGAAATGCACGCTCAAAATT